CTTGTTTAGTTACTATATCTTGTTGAAGTTGTTCGTCGTAAGTCTGTTGTAGATAATTGATTACACTACGTTGTCCTGACTTATACCATATCACTCTGTCTTCGTCTGTCAAGAGGGGACATTTATCTGGGAACAGTTTGTCAAGTTTATTGATGAGGTCCTGCGTTAAAGCAGGGAGTACTATGTCTTCGTTATTCATGCTCTCTATATCCTAGATCGTCTAGTTCTTTAGGTAAGTTACCTTTGTTTATTTGATCTTCGGTCCACGCCCAAGCTGACGCATTCCAAAGGATAGCTGCCGTATGGTCCTCAGTACTATCGCCCTCCCCCAACGCCAACAGATGTCTAAAAATACTGTCATATAATCTACTTAGTGGGAAGCCTTGCTTCCAGTTGTTGTCTCCGTAAAGCTTTCCGCCATCTTCAAATCGTTTGGCGAGACAGCGAAGGGCGATTGGAGGAATAAGGCTGGGTCGTCCCCGTCCAATGTCCCCGTCACGCTTAGCCCCTGTTGAGAAATCTTTAGTATATCCTTGGTTTGGTAATTCTTTGGTGTCCATAATCTTTTAATAGTATTTGTTCTGAAGCAATAGTTATCTATGCGGAGGAGTCGTGCCATCCAAGCGTTCATCAATGCGTCTTGTTCTGTGAGTCCCGCTTTCTCGTAACATGTTACAACGGTCTCCCATGTGTACCCGTCCTTATCTAAAACTTTCTTAGCTGTGACTGGTCCCATCTTGGGTACGCCTTTGAATCCATCCGTTACATCTCCTGTTATTGTTTGTATTAAGTGAAAGTTATCTGCCTCCTGCTCAGTTGGTTGGTGGTACTCTCCCTTGTTATAGTCGTAGTAGATACCCGGTACTCCTTTGAAGTCCTTGTCTATACTAACTATAATAGTTTCTTCATCCATCTCCTTGTCAGTAGCTAAGATAGATATAACATCATCAGCTTCAAGGTTAGCCCACATCACACCACCCAGTTCATCGATGATCCATTGCTTGACTTGTCGTAAGATGATGGGCAAGCGAGACTTAGAACGATTAGCTTTGTAATCTGGATTTAATTTACGACGGAAGTTAGCACGGTCAGACAGACACAATACAACATACTCAGTCTTTAATTGTTCCTTGAACTCTTCTATCCTGTTAATCACACGAGCTTTAGCTAATGCCATGTCTGCGTGTACCGTCCACAGTTCGTCCTTCCATTCGATTGATTCTTCTGCGACAACAGATGCTTCAAAAGCTAGGACATCTGCGTCTATTAATAATGTTGTTTTGGTTTTATTACTCATAATAGGCACTCCAATTGTTTTGGTATTTTTTATATTTAGATTTACTAGGTGTGTCAGGGTATAGCTTCAATGTCTTACTTGTTATAACAGATTGAGGAATCATCCACCACTGATCGAGCGGAGATATATAGATACCTACGATGTCAACGATGTCTGGTATGTGTTCCTTCCCTGTACATCCGCTACCTGTATTCACAGCGTAAGCTGCTCGGTCTTTAACTGATGTACTTTTTATCTGTACCTTTAGATCACCAGCTGGACAGTGTACGATATAGTCCCAAGGCATTGGAGTTACAGGAGTGTGTGGTTCGAAGTCTCGATTTAAGCATTCAGTTATGAAACGTGTCTCAGCTATAGCTCCTATCCGTTGTGCGTTTGATGATGGCATGGTTAAGTCTTGGGTATCGTATAGGGTGGCGAGGGTAGTGTAACTATCGTATTGTATTTCGTCCATCTCTTAGTGTGTCTCCGCCCAGTTGTTACCGATCTTGAACTCACCATCCAATGCTACGTTTAACTTTAACTGTCTACCTGCTGCTGCCATAGACTCAACAGCTAACACTCCAAAGGTCTGTGCCTTACCGGGTATCACCTCAGCTTGGAACTCGTCGTGGATGTTAGCTACAAAGCTATACTCTCTACCGTGTTGCCACTTCAATTGACTGAGTTTGTGGTACAGTTGGATCAAAGCTACTTTCATAACTACCGCACCAGCAGATTGTAATAACATATTGAGTGCTGCGTGTGTACTTCTTACTGGTAGTATGCGTCCGTCAAGACCCCTCAGTTCTCCTCCGGCTTTTGTCTTGCGTTGTACATCAGCTTGTAAACGAGCGAGTGCTGGTAGACTACTGAAGAACTTACGTTTGAGTTGCTGTCCTTCTCTTGCTCCGCCTCCTATAATCTCTCCCATCTTGTGGTCACCCGCTCCGTATAGAAGTGCATAGATCATAGTCTTAGCTTGGTCTCTTGTCTCCAGTCCTGCTGCTTTCTGATTGACGGTGTGTACATCTCCTTCCGTTACGATCTTAGCGTACTCTCCACCATCATAGAATGCCATGTAATGTGCGAGCATACGAAGCTCAAGACCAGATGCGTCACACCCTACTAACTTGTAACCGTTACGCACTGTGAATAACTCACGACACTCCGCACCGTAGTCAGCTCGTACACTAGGTACTTGTGCGACGTTGGGTGTGCTGTGTGTACATCTGCCTGTTACTGCACCATTAGTATTTACTCTACCGTGGATCACTCCGTTCTTTTGTAGCTTCAGCCAAGCTTGTTGACCCTCTGCTAATTGACCCAGTCTTTTCTGTACTAATAGGAACGATAACAATTCCTCAGCTATAGGATGGTCGATACCTTTGAGTACAGCTTCATCTACCTTGTATGTCTTGCCGTCGTTCTCAGTGGGTAGTTCATAACCTAAAGCCATCAAGCGTTCAGCTATTTGTTTACGACTGCCGGGGTTAAACGGTATCTCTTTGACGGCGTTGCCTTGCTTGACTGCATCCTTGACTAATGATTGTGGATAGCCTCTAGCTTTTAATTGTTCCTTCAGTGCAACCTTAGTCTTAGATGTGAATACTTCCAGTCCGTCATCTCGTTCCAATCTTAATGACCAACCTGCCGGACTCTTCATCTCTACCTTTGTAGGTTTCCAAGCATTTTGTAAATCAGTAGTTAGCTTGGCTCGTATGCCCATAAGCTTGGCAGTCAGTACGTCTGCTTTATCTAAGTTAAACTTAAACCCGTGGCGTTCCTGTTGGGTAACGATGTACCTGAACCAATGTTCAATAGCTATCATCTCACGACTGGGCTTCTGTTTGAATAAGTAATCGTAGAGTAACTGAGTAACTATAACATCTCGTTCACAGTACTTACGCATGTCCTCGTTGTACTCTTCAAACGCATCGTCCTTCTCACCGTATGTTAACTTAGTAGCACTGCCCATCCTGTGTCCCCAAGCCTTCAAGCTGTGAGAACCTACTAACTCCTTATCGAATTTGTTACGCCCCCAATCGTCGTTCCTCAAGTCAGGAAATACACACCGACTAACAACCAATGTATCAAGTACTTTGTGTAGGGGTGCAGTGAAGCCATATAACTTCTTCAAGGCAGGTAGGTCAAAGTCAATGACGTTGTGTCCGACGATACGCTCTGCTTTCTGTAGCTCTAACAATCCACGCTCTATACTTTCCCCGTGAAACGTCAGCATCTTCGGGAGCATAGGATCGTAGATCGATAAGCAATGGCAAGTATGTAAGTCAGATAGTGTAGCCCAATCGTTAATCTCGTTGGTCTCTATATCAAAGAATAGTGTTCGTGTCATATTTATTAGAATGGGTTATTGGTTTCATCGTTTGGTTTGAACACATCAGGACTGTATCGTCCCGTTGCATTGTCGTAGTGTAGTGTATCACAGTGTCCAGTTTGTCCGCTGAATCTGTTCTTTAATACACGTACTCTTGTTTCGTTACTGATTGTCTCGCTCTGTTGGTTACGCTCCAAGCCTATAACAATATCAGATAGTTGTGCTATAGCTTGTGACCCCCTTAGGTGGTGCAGACTTACTCGTCCTCCTTCTTCGTGACCGCTATCGACACGCTTGAGGTGAGACACTAGTACCATGCCACATCCAGTCTCTTCGACCAGACTTCTAAGCTTGGTCATTGTGTTATCAATCAATCGTCGCTCGTCGTCTCCTTGGATACCACTAACTACAATCGATAGGTGATCCAAGAAAATCCACTTACAATCGTACCCCTTGATTAGATACTTGATCTTACTTAACAGGTTGTCGCTATCCATCGAGCCGAAGTGATCGTAGGTGTAGAAGTTTCCGTTGCCTACCGTCTCTTCGAATGCAGGTCGCAGTACCTCCTCACTTGTATCGTCTTCTTCTAGGTGTATAGGTTTATTGATGTGGATACCCATGATACCAAGTGCCGTCCGCCTGACTGACTCTTCAAGTGCAATGTATCCGACCTTCTCATTTAAACCTAAGATATGATGAGCGACCTCACGACAGAACAAGGACTTTCCAATCCCACTACCCGCACATACGGTTACTAGTTCTCCTTGTCTCAGTCCAAGTGTCAACTCATTCAATCCACTATACGGATAAGGTATAGACTTACTGTGTTCTCTGTCAGCTATAACATCCCATAGCTCCTTACCGTTTACGATACCGTCTGGTCTATACTCACGTGCATCGAACAAGCAACTGACTAACTCCTTAGCTCGTCCAGCTACTAACATATCGTTCGGGTCTTTGAGTGGTAGCTCTGCGATGTGTGCTTTGCCGGGCGTTAAGAGTGCTGCACATTCAGCTGCCCCTTTACGTCCGACATCATCCATATCAAAACAGAAGACGACTTGTTCGTAACGGTCTAGCCAATCAATTGCTTGAGCTACAAATTTTTTTGCTGCTCCCGCTCCGTTAGGTACAGATACTACGGGCCATTTATTATCCATAGCTTGGGAGGTACTAAGTGCATCGATCTCTCCTTCCACTACCACAACACGACGACCACCATCCCGCCAAAGGTGCTGACCATATAACCCGATCAGCTCTCCTTTAATGGCGAATTGTTTATTAGCGTAGCGTATCTTTTGACCACAAGTTTTACCGTCTCGTGTTTTATAGTT